TTCAATGGTAAAGTTCATATTGAGTACAACTGTCCCCCCATCCCTAAATCCCGCAATGAACTCTCGATAACCACCAGTAGAGTCCAATGAGGTTACATCAATAAAGTCCCTGGTCATTCCAGGACCTGTTATCGAATTTATTTCAGCAAGAGGCGTACCATTCCTATTAAAGACTGTTCCCACCCCTGCAAATGCTTTGCTCATAATTTACCTCCTTTGCAAATTAATATTAATAATAAAACGAACTCGTTGTCCATCATCCCAATCCAACATAGAAGGAGTGGAACATAGAATCAACGTATAAAAGGTTCCATTCCATGTCTCATTTGCCCGGCCATGTAATAGCTCCTTTATATCTCTAACTAAACTTTGCGCCTGTTGATAATCCCTACTTCTAACCATTATCTGAGCGCTCGTATATTCGTAAACTTCTCCATCTAAAGTCACAGGTGAATTACCTCCATATCTATCAAAAACAATTACTATGTTATCTGGATTCGGTGGCTCATGTCCTACAAATAAATTTTTAGCGAGTTCAAGATCCAAAGAACTTTCTGCTAACAACATATCCTTTATATCTTCAGAACAACACTGCATTTGACTCCTCCTTTCTTTGTTTCCACCATTTAGTTACGGTGTTCTTTAAATCTCCTATCAATAGAATAAGTAGATCCAATATAAAACTTACCATTAATTTTATTTAATATCCTATAAATAAACACAATATTGGGAGTATTCATATTATTTCAGTTTAATATTCTCTGCTATTATCTTTAACATATTGGGCTGTTGTTTAATAAGAGCCTTATAAAACCAAGATGGTCCAGATCCCTTTCTGGTCCAATGTATTTCCTTACCTGATTCAGTACCTTGCATTTCATGAACGTAAAGAGCATAAAAGGCACTATACCCCATAATTACGATAGGTCCCCCATTTGCTTTAGAGTTGGTAATCGCTCTCTTTTCCATATCAGATAAAATGGCACTATGTTCTCCTGCAACTCTTGCTCCATCTGGACCTGAAAAAGGACCTCCTGCTTCAGCCCTATGTTTCTTTCCTCCTCCTGCTACAATCTTTCCCCTTCCCGAAACCACAAACCAACTATTGATCAAATTACCAGTTCTTCTTGGAGTCTTAACATCACCATGTTCAGTTTCATTTCTGATTAAAGCAGCACATTTAAGTAATCCTGCCAAAGATCGTCCTTCAATACCTGAAACCTGTCTATTAAAAGCCATAGTCCATTTATCAATCGCCTGAATGTTTGATCGGGGGATGCCGTTAATGTCCAATCTGAAAAACTCCATTCCCATAACCTATCTGTATTGCCAAGGTGATAAAAATGCCCTTCTAATAAATTCAGTAGTTGATCTCATCCTCGGAAGTTTTTCAAACTGCTGAATTCTAAAAACAGTATCCATAGATAAAGGATCCTCTTCAGCTCCACTATCTAAATCATTCAAAGTTCCTAAGAATAAACATCCATTCTTATCCAAGTCCTGATCAACCCATACAATTCCAATATAAGAAAGAGATATTCCTCCACCATCCCAAGTCCTTAGTAATTGTTCCTTACCTTCCCAACGACAATCTATCTCTACGGGATCAGCATAATCAAATTTATTATATCCGTTATCTACTGGTGATCCCCAATATACTGCCTTTTGTACAAGGGAACTTCTATATGTACTCATTATACTCATTCGTCAAAGCTTTTAGGTACAAAAAATGTTGCAGCTCTTTTCCCTGATGCAGCAATTAAACCAGTAGTATCTAACATGCTAACCATCTGTCCATATGGGGTAGATTTTAAACCTTCTCCAAACTTAGTATTGGAGTATTCAACTTCAACCTCACCTACTTTCTCTCGAGAAGAAGGGCGACTGTGAATACTTGCAATAAAATGAGCTGCAAGATATTTTTCAATATCTTTCAACCGGCTTGCTGATAATCCACTACCACTCAGAATATCAGTAACAAATAAATGAGCTGATAAGATATATGGATCAACTTGTTCGGATGTTAAGGAGCATTCCTCCATTACTCCTATTACTTCATCTGGGGTTACATATGCCATCCTTCTTTCCTCCTACTTTTAATTAACATTGGATCAATCGTTTCCACTATTTTACTGTTCCACTTCAAACCTAACCACTCAAGTGTTTCGTAGACCTGTTGATAATCGCCATGTACCATTCTTTCAGGCCAAACCTGTTTACAATTCACTCCGGCTTCAATCATTTCAACAAACTTCTTTTCATACTGGTGGGTCCACCACAACCAACCTTCCTCCTCAGTTTTAACCTTTATTCTAATCAGATTCGCCGGCTCCTTGAATACTCTCATGTATCCGGTTTTCATACAAGATTGAACAATATCAGAAGTCTTTCTTCTTACAATTATCCATCTGGCGTTTGGAAAAGCATAATGCCAAACTGGCCACATTTGAGTCATACGAGATCCTTTACATATCCAAGGTCCATCTTTATACCCTTCACTCTTTAATAGATTTAATATTAATTCATTCCAATCAACAGGTATTTTTAATGACTTAGTTTCTGGAAACAAAGATCCATTTGTATCCAGATAACTATCCATAATTAACTTAAACCCAATATTTTCATACATAGTAGAAACCATTCCAACATGCACATGACAAATATCAAATATCTTTGCAATCAGTGAACTTCCTGATCTTTCTACTCCTGTTATGAATATCGGTTGGTTCATAAGTAATACATATAATCATCACCAATTAACTCTTTTAACTTTACAAACTCAGGATCAGGAGTCATTCTAATTTCTGCTCTATGTCCCATTCCTATTCCTGATCTACCAGGTAATCCTTTAATACCCACCGCTAAATCCTTACCATTAAACAAATTAACCTTTCTGGTTTTAACTAATCTAAAGAAGTGCATATCTATAAAGGCTCTTGGTGTCTTACAAGCCATTTGGAAAATACCAAGCACCTCTGGAGTAAAGGCTACCTGAAAGAGACTTGCGTGCTTATCATTACCATTCCTCATCCATCCTCTGTATATTGGATTATAATATACGGTGTTAATTTGTCCAACCACGTCATACCCTTTTAACCTCTCATTCATTAAACGCAAGTATTGAGGAGAGTAATAATCATCATCCTCTATTATAAAAACAGCAGTTATATCTTCATATCTATTTACAACATTTATTCCTTCCAGTAAATTTCTTGCCTGAGTATTTCCTCCCACCTTCCATTTGGGAGTAGGATATACCTTCTGAATATTCCAATTACTTTTAAATATTAAAGGTATATTTTTAATACTGGTAGGAACTACATCATCGACAAGCACCCAAAGTACTTTACCAGCATAATCCTGATTTAGCATAAACTTTGTGCAAAGTTCAATTTGCTTTGGACGTCCTCCAGTCGGTGTAATAAGAGCTATCATAGATATCCTTCCTTTTTAAGAATTGAAGTTATAGAACATGGTATTGTGTAATCATTTCTATTTATAAATTCCTTACTTAAATTATTACCATTAAACCAATGAACTGCCACTGTCTTCTCTACCAGATAAGATAGGTTATCCTCCTTCCACTGTCTTTCAGGATGATAGACATCATAAGGATAAAAAGTTTCATAATCAATCTTTAACAATCTAGGATACGTTTTCTTTACTCTATCCCAATTACGAAACCACCTGTTTAATAAAGCATTGTTATAAGCCTGATAATCATAAGGTGGTCGATTTATTCTGTTTTGTAAAGCAATGACTGCTGCCAGAAAAGAACCATTAGGTTCTGATACAAGATTAGAAGCATTATGGTGCTTATCTCCAGCATGTTGACAAATCGTTGTCTCAAAATTTTCCGTATATACCTCATAAAATTTAGACATAGGTTTTAACCATAATGTATCAAAATCAGAATAAACACCACCTACCCTATGTAATAATCTCATTCTCAGTATATCTGAAACTTGGATTCCATGTTTATCATTTGCTATACCTTCATCATATATATCATGTAAGTCTATATCAAAATTAGATAGACTCTGAAAATGATCTTCTCCAGTATATTCTGGAACGTAGACGTTTGCTCCAAGTTCCTGTGGTATTTGCTTTATCAGATGAATTTTTATTGCCCAATCAGGATTATACCTTTTGAAAGAAAGGACAGATAATGTCTGCATCCAAGACATCGAGGACTTGTTAGTCCAAATAAAGTGACAAATTTTAGGTATCATATCATGCTATTTTATTCCAAACTTTGTGATTACCAAGACAATATCTACATATCTCTTTATTAAAATTCTTATTGTAAAACTTGCTTACAAAATCATCTTCAAAGTCACATACTATATCATCCGTAGCTGGAACGTATTGAAGATGGGTGTAACAATCAGGACAATTATAAACCTTCCCTTTTACATACTCAAAGGTAGCCTGTGGTAGACCACCTCTTGGAACGCCCTTAGGTACACAAGGTATAGGCGGTGTAACCGTGGTAGCACAAGAAGAGGGTAATACATTATCAAATGGTTTCTCTGGCATCTTCTTATGCTGATGATTATTAATAGTCAATGTATGCACAATGTCTTCATATTGTTTCATTTGTGCTGGTGTGGCTTGACTTTGAGATAATATAAAGGTTTTTAATCCAAGTGATCTAATCAACTCAGGATTATTTCCATTTGTGGCTAAGGTAACCATATCACATATTGTAGCAAATAATGGAACTCCTTCTTTTATCCCTTTCCAAAGTGAAGCCTCTCCACCTGTAATTTCAATAATATCAAAATGTAACCCTCTTGCCTTACAGGAATCTACGATATAGTGAACTTCTTCCAAAGACATTTGGTAACCTTTCGTATCTTCCATTGCCCATTTCTGAATACAGAAAGGACAACTTAGATTGCAATCACTGGTAACCCATATATAGAATCGAGTCAACTGTTTTCTTACTTTTAAAGGATGTCTCATAAATCTTCAGTTATTAAATGTTTTGCTCTTATATTACCATTTCTCTTTAACATCATATATAATTCTTTATTCTTTTCAATTAAAGCACTTTTATTTGGAATTGCTCCATGTCCGCTAAAATGCCATTGGTGTACTACAAAAGGATCCTCGGTTATGTCAATTCTTAACCTTAGCAAACGAATCCTACTAAGGAAATCATTGTCATCATAAGCTACTCCATCCATATACCTTTCATCAAAACCATTAAGTTTTTTCAAATTAGCAGCCGTTATGGCAGAACAAAAATGATAACCAACTGGTCTTTTTGTAGGATGATTATACCAAGCATTCTCACCATCTATCCTTGCTCCTCTATCACTTTTCTTTATAACTTCAAAAATATCGTGTTTAGAAAAAGTAGTTTCTTCATCAAGGCTATAGCAACCAAATGAAATATAATTTCTATCAGTCACCGAAGCTGCCTTTGTTATTACATCACCAACATGATAACATTCTGCATTTTGTATAAGCACAACATCTGCCTTCTGTTTTAAAGCATATAGAAATCCAGTATTAAGTACCATCATACCACCTACCCATCTATCTGTCTTCTTACTACAATTTAGCATAACTGTCTTATATGGTAGATCTGGTACCTTGTAAGGTTGCTGTGTTTCATCTGAAACAATAACTACCTCAAAATCTTTATAATTGGTTTTAGTCATTGAAAACAATGTCTCATCCAATTGTAAAGGTCTCTCGTAATATGATAATACAACAGCTATTTTCATGGCACTAATCTTTGTTTACCACTAGAACTTCCATTGGCAGTTGAGTAATAGTATTGTTCATCTTCTGGTAATTCACTAATATGATAATAATACCAAGGTATATGTTTTGCCGTATAAGGTCTATCTGTTCTTAATGCCTCATGAAAATATCTATTAGACCTTTCTCTATATAAGGCAAAGGTGGTATCAATAGGTGCATTAAAATACATCTTACCTTTCCTTCTTCTCCAATATCTTGGTTCAACTTGATTTCTTATAAGATTACCCTCAGGTGTGTCAGGTAAATCATTTATTTCAAGGGAGAAACCACATTTGTTATACTCCCTATATTTATTTAACCCTTCATTTAATACGGTAAGAAAATCATCTGGTATTCCCTCCAAGTCTAAATCAGGATCAGTTAGAATGTATCTTTCATTAGGTTTAAGCAACTCATATAATTTACAATCCCAAAATACCTTATGACCATAGTTAGCCTTCATAAAAAGAACTTGGAAAGGGCAGTTGCTATAGTATTTTACCAAAGGAGGATAGTCTGACTTATTATCTATAAAGATAGGCTCTACTCCTCTATCAAATAACCATAGGGCCATATTGCGTGGTAATGTCAAACGATTGTAATTTATAATAAAAGCTTTCATAATAGATCCTTTACATTGCATTTAGGAAATACGGTTATAGCACTTTCAGGACAAGCATTAATAATTTCAATACCTCTTGCTTGGGCATCTTTTAGCATCTGTGGAAATCCTCTCAAA